GGCTGGCGGCACCGCAGGTAGGGATTCTTCAGCAGTTGGTGGTGGTAAGGCTTGAGGATGGCAGGTACCTCGACCTCGTAAACCCAGTCATCACAAGGATGTACGGAGCCGAGTTTGAATCGTTGGAGACCTGTATCAGTTGTCCACCCAGAGACAACGGCTGCAAGGTAGCAAGGATGCAGATCATCCATGTAACGGCCAGCCGAGTCCAACAATTGGACTCCGTTGTAGATTTGAGGTTCAAAGGGCCGGATGCGAGGTTAATTCAACACGAAATCGATCATCTGGAGGGGACGTTCTTCTTCGAGAGAGCCAGCATCAAGGACAAGTTTGAAGTGCTTCAAAGGTTCAATAATTGGAAGCATTAATGGCAAGCGACACACAAAAAGGAGAATCATGGCAGCGACGACAGCGAATCTACCACCCAGGATAAAGCAGCAAAAACCGACAGCATCCCCATTTGAGGCAGGAGCCATTATTTGTGGGTCATGCGGCAAAGAAATGGTACGCGAAGTAAAGATGGGTCCGCGAGCTGTTGAGTGTTTGATTTACCAGTGTGTGAATGAGGAGACAGGATGCAACTACGAGATCGAGCGCAGGGTGCCGGTACAGATGTACACGGGACCGAGGGGGATCAAGGAAGAGAGGAAGTAGACCCCAAAGTGAACATGCAGGTGACGCCACATCCACGTGGGGGTTTGACGGCAGAATTAACTACCTCCTACGGGGCCAATATATGTCGCGCATACAGTACACCGAAAGGGATATGGATTCCGGAGCAGTCCATCGACCTTGAGCACGCCCACCTGATTGTAGTTGCAGTCAGCATGGCGATCGGCTGGCTAACGGAGCAGAAGTGAAGCAAGAAACCGCATTCTCGATGTTCTGTGGTGCCTTGGCGGCTGTGGGAGCCTATGGACTATACAAGGCAGGCAAGTGGACCACCGTGGCCGTAGGAGACCTATCCAGGGGCCTTGGAGCCATAGGTATGATGGCAGAGCAGAACCAGAAGCTAGCCGAGAACTCACTGCTCGTGGCGACCGAGATCAACCTGCTGCGTAGCGTCATACAGAGTGCCAACCCAAGCCAAGGAGTAGTGGCTTCCGGTGAGAATCCACAACCAGAAGACGGAACCGCCCCGTCACCGAAGTCAAAGCCTGCTCCATTCCCAAGCGTTCCTCCAGAGATGTACCGTGTAGTTCCACCGCCACCGGATGCGGAGGTTGAGGACACAGTAATAGACGACACTCCTGATGAACGGATGGTGTTGTACGAGAAGCTGGAGGAGTTGCGCCAGACTGGGATCGAGGCCGATCCGGAAGAACTTCAGGATGGGATACTGGGACAAGTGTAAATATATAGTGCAGGGAGGACGCAATGGAACGAGTCACACGTCGTGGACTGATCAAGGCATTGGGAGGCGCAGCGGCTACGCTCGGATTGGCCGGCAAGGTTGCTGAAGCGAAAGAGCCAAACGCGGGAGAGAACTATACATACACCTGCTACTGCGGGCTTGGGCTTGTGGCCAAAGTTCCAAAGAATGTTGGCGACGCCACCCAGATAGATTGCCACTGCGGGCTGCGTAGTACCTTAACTTGGCGTGGCGATCACTTCGATCTGAGAGTATCGCAAGCGGGGCAACCAGTGGAATTCTAATGTAAACTCTGTTTCAAATGCCGACCGCGGTCAAAACCCTGTCACGTCAGAGAGCAAGTAACGACGCGCGTCACCTGATGCGCTATTTGAAGTCCAAAGCCAACGTTCCCCTAGAAGACATAGCCAGAGCCGACCACATCAGCGTAAAGCAGGTGAAGGAATCCATTCGGCAGATGGAAGCCTTTGAGAGCCTCAATTCCGAAGGCCACCTTCAGTTGGCGGTTAGGGACATGATCCGGGTAACCATTCCAAAGGTGCAGGAGACCCTTGACGGCTTACTCGCCGCGACGAATACGGTCGACCGAAAGAATCCAAGGACTGGATTAATGGAGCCCGTCCAAGAGCCGGACAAGATCACGAGAACAGAGGCGGTTAAGGTCTTTGGTACGCTGTACGCTTCTACCCAGCCGAAGACTCCCGGAGTAGCAGTGCAGGTAAACCAGAGCAACCACAACCAGACGGCGGTTTTGAGTAGCAGTGAAACGGTCGAGGAGAGGATGAAGCGCCTCCGGGCGAAGCAGGCCGAGCACAATCTTTTGCCTCCGGTGACCGTAGCCGTACCAGATTTCATTGACGAGGGACGAAGACCCGATGACTATGGAGGAGACGCAGAAGACGAAGAGGACGACTAAACCGTGCAGGCGTTCACACGTGCCAACCCGTATCTCGATGAAATAATTGAAATCCTCCAGCAGCACTTGGAGCGCTATAACGGGGACCAGGACAAGGCCCGCCAGTATCTTTCGAACGCCGACAATTCCTGGATAGACGACGAAATCCTGCACTGCATGCAGGACACCCGTTACTTCCTTTCGAACTACTACGCCATCAAAACCGAAGACAAGGGGTTCCAAGGGCTCTACCCGTTCTGGGACTCCCAAGAGATTCTCCACGACGAATTTCGCAAGATGGAGCGGCTATACGGGCGAGTAAAGGCAATCGTAAACAAGGCCCGCCAGATGGGTGGAAGCACGTACGTTGGCGGCGAAGTCTTCAAAAAGACCATATTCAGCGAGCATACAAACACCTTCATCGTTGCTCAGGATGCCAAGCAGTCCCGTTACATCTTTGATATGTACATGGCAGCTTTGGACTTCCTGCCGTGGTGGATGACGCCGCGAATCCGCTATGCGGAGGCCGGAGAGTTCATTGATTTCGATGAGAAGGACGAACAGCTACGCGCTATCCGGCCCGGGTTAAAGACAAGAATCTACGTTGACAACGGGAACAAGCCGACTGGTGCCGGACGCGGAAGAACCTTCAAGTATAGCCACCTAGACGAGATGGCTTTCTGGAAAGAACCCGAACAGATCACCGAAGCCGTGTTCCCGACGATGCAGGCGGCAGACGGCTTTTATGTAATGATCTCTACCCCTCGCGGTCGCAATACACCGTGGCACAACTTCTGGCGTGATGCAGAGGCTGGAGAGATCGACTGGAACCCGATCTATATCCCCTTCTACCGTCGCGAGAAGACGTATTCTTTGCCGCTGCAAAAGAATGAGACATTTACTCCGACCGAGGATGAGCAACTCCTAAGGGATCAGGTGATGAAGAAAGAGGAGCACTTCATCTCCGACGAAGTGCTCAACTGGCGGCGAAAGAAAATCAGAGAGTTCATCTCCTCGCATGGTGACGATAAGAAGTTCAGTCAGGAATATTCGAGCAACGCAGAGGAGAGTTTTGTCGCGTCGGCGAGGACCGCCTTCCCACGTGGCATTATCAACAAACTGGCAAAGCTTGCGTACAACCCAAAGTGGATTGGGGAAATCGTTTATGATTTCAACGCCAACAAGCCAGAGGTTCATATCCGAGAAGTTCTAGAAGACGAGGTAGTCGTCAAGTCCAAGCGCCACAACAGGCTACACATCTGGGAAATGCCCCAAGCGGGAGAGACCTACGCGGTGGGTGTAGACACGAGCCTAGGGAACGAAGGTGGAGACTTCTCGTGCTGTCAGGTACTCAAGACCTCGATGCTCTCGCACGACGTCCAGGTAGCGTGCTGGCACGGATACATGGACCCGGAGAATCTGGCCGAGGTAGTACTAGCCCTCTGCTGGTTCTACAACGAGGCTCTAGCGGCAATCGAAGTCAACAATATGGGCCTCGTGACCAACAACGCCATGGTTCGCAAGTTTGACTACGAAAATATCTACCGCTACAAACACCTTGACAAGTTGACGCGGTGGATGACCGACTACATCGGATTTCTTTCCAATGAGAAGACGTCAGTAGCGATCATGGCAAAACTCTCCAAGTCTCTAGTTGAGAACACGATCATCATTCCCGACCGGCACACCGTTGACGAGTTCAACGACTTTACCGAGGACGGAGCGGAGGGGGAAGGCGCCCACGACGACATGATTGACGCTCTCATGATCGCGTTGTATTGCGCTCACGAGAACGAGGTTCGAGACATCAGTGAAGGGAAGGTGAAGGAGCCCGGGGAAAGCAAAGCCAACATCTTTGAGATTAAAGACCGTTTTGGCACCGTGATAGAGACGACCACCTCCCAGAAGGAAGCGCAGGCGATCGCAAAGAAGCACCTTGGGTCAATCACGGAGAGAACGAACGCTTCAACAGCCACAGTGATGATCAGAGGGAAGAAGCGGAAGGTTCCTGCGGACTTCTTTAATACTGAATATTCGCCAGTGCATGATGGAGATGGGACCGTACGGCAGATGTACGAAGACGGCTGGGAACCGGAGGATTTAACCCCCGAAGTAGTTGCTGAATATGAAGCACAAAGAGAAGCCCTGGAGGAAGACCCAGAGGCGTGGAAATACGTGTAGAGGAGAGGCAATGCCAGTACAAATACTGAAATCAGAATTTTCCTGCCCGACGTGCAAGAGGAGTACGGGAGCTTTGAATCAAATTCTAGCCAACGCTGGAGAGCTGGTATGCAGTAAAGAACCAAGCCACAAGTGGAACGACACGATGGATTTCCTTAATCTTGGGCCGACAGCCGATTTTAAGGTACAGATGCCGGTCGCTCCCCAGGAGAACCGGACCCCGTTTACCATCCCGGTTCCGATAAACCTGAAGAAGGAACTTGAAAAGAAGTACGGTGACAAGCTTTACGCGACCGTGGTGGCCATCCTAAACCAGATGAATGAGGGCACAGCGATGCTCATCCCCAATACGGACGTGGAGCGGTTGGTCGAGCGGCTGGGTTCAAAGTTCAATAATTCATCGGAATTGGTCGGTCTTGTGTACAGTAAAACGTGCGAAGCTGAAGATGCTAAAGCAGAGCGCGACACAGTTCTTAAGGATCTCAAGGCGTACGAGGACCGTTACCCGGGGCGCGTAGTGGTCGATCTTGGTCCTCAAGCTAATGCAGCTCAGGCCAAGGCGGTGGACGCGAACATGCCAGTTAAGTTGTGGGTGGAGCAGCAGCTTCAGACAGCGATCGAATCAAACTGGTTCTAGCCAATGGCTCAATACGACCTCCCAGAGCTTCGACCACGACCAGAACAAGAGGACAAGACCCTCACCGGCCTGCAGAACTACTACAAGCAGCTTAACTACTGGTGCGATTCGGCGGAGGAAGAAGGCAAATCGCTTCAGCAGGATGTCCCTGAACTGCGCGAAATCGAGAACGCCCTGGACTACTTGGTGGGCCTTCAGTGGAAGGAAGCCATGCCTTCCTACCGGGCGAAGCCTGTCTCGAACGAATTCCTGACCATGTTCTGGGAAGCAGTCGGGTTGTTGACTGACATCCGCCCGATCTTTCACGTCGTCGACCTCTCGTCCGGTGGAAAGTATTCAGCACATCAAAAGGTGCTCAACGGACTGGCCAAAGGCTGGTCACGCACCACGCGGTTCGAGAGAACGTTCGCATTCTGTGTCATGTTCGGGATGCTCACATCGGCGCCCTGCAAAATCTACTGGGACCCATTCGCGAGAGGAACAAGTGGAGATCCGTGGGAAGGGGACATAGCGATGGAGTGTATCTCCCCAAGAGCTCTGCTTCGCTTGGGAGATGGAAGCAACGACATCCAGAAGGACGAATGCACGATCTACCGTCGAGTCCGAACATTGGACTGGATCAGGCGTGCCTATCCGACGATGGGCAAGTACGTTCAAGCGGAGAACGCAAAGAGTAAGTACACGGTCGACGTCCAAGCGCCGGCAGGCGTAGAGCCGCAATTCTTCCCGCAGCTTTCCCCGGGGATGAAGCGGCTGATGGGTATCGGCGAGACGCAGAGTTTTGAGAGCGTCTATCCTCGCGCCGAGGTGCAGGAATATTGGCGCAACAATGACCAGGTTAATGAGGGCAACACGATCGTTGAGATGGGGCCGAAGAACGCAAAATGGCGTTATCAGGTAGAGCCAGGAAAGAAGCTTTACCCCCGAGGCCAGGTATTCGTCAGAGCGAATGGAGTCATTCTCTACGATCAGCCAAGCCCCTACTTCCACCGCAGGAAGCCGTTCGCCTTACTGGATCTATTAGGAGTTCCATGGCAGCAGTATGCGATGAGCGTAGTTCAGCCGTGGATGAAGCAACAGGACATCCTCAACCAGATGATGTACGGCGTACTCCAGACCATCAAGAAGGCCACTAACCCAGCGCTGATGGCGTCGAAGACCGCGATTAACCCGGCTGCGATGAGGGCAATCGACTCCTCGAAGCCAGGCCTGAAGATCACGTACAGCCAGAACGCTCCGACACCGCCGTCATGGCAAGCTCCACCGGTCCTACCGACGTACGTTCTGCAGACCTACAGCATGATCCTCCAGTCGATGAAGCAGAGTTCTGGAGCGGCAGCGGTTGGCGACGCGATGTCGAAGAAGCAAGTGCCAGCTGGTGACTCGATTGAGAAGATCCAGTGGGCGAAGAACACCCCAATCCGCTTTATGGGACGGAGTTGCGAGTACTTCCTAGACGACGTCGGACAGCTGTGGATAGGAGATGCATTGCAGTTCTACGACGCGGGGCACAGGATGCAGATCCTTGGACCGGCGGGGCTGGTGAAGGAAGACTTCGACGACGACCCAGCCAGCATGATTCCGGACGGGGTTGACTCGGAAGCGTTCATCCGCGGATTCCATTTCGGGACTGAGAAGGGAAGCCTGCTTGGAGCCCAGAAGCAAGAGCGAACTCCGATCGTCTTTGCGATGCGCAAGAACCACGATCTGTCGCGCCATCAGGTGTTCAAATTTCTCGACTGGAACATTGACGAAGCGGCGAACGACGAAGAGTTGCAGAAGGAAATGGAAGCTCAGGCACAGGCGATGGCAGCGGCTGGTGTTAAGCCAGGCGGGAAGGGAAAGAAGTAATGCTGCCATCGGCTAAGAAATTCGAAGATATCGATTTGCCTCTGATACTCGTCGCTCTGCACAAAGCGCAGCAGTCAGGCATGTACGCTGAAGTTCTAGTGAAGTTCGCACACGATGGCGGATGCTTAGAGGTAAAGACTCAGTATTCCGAGAAAATCAAATAAATTGACGATTCCGCTTGACGCAATTTGAACGACGCGCAAAGATTCCAACAGATAGGCAACGAACAGGTTCCGCGAAAGCGGGAGACCTGAAGCCCTCCAGGAGCAATCCTTCGAGGGCGTTTTTATTGTCTGGCGAACCCGTTTCTGGGTTCACCCCAAGGGGGAGGAAGCCCCCGGCCAAAACACCGAGCCAAAACAAATCAGGGCGTTACTTCAACCCAGAAAGGAGACAGCCATGAATTTCGAGGACAAGAATCGCAAAAAGGGTCGTAAGAAGGGCCGCGGACACAAGCGGTAAAAACCGAGAAGGGGAGAGGGCGATCTCTCCCCTTCCTTACTAAGTAACCAAGAGGTAATCCGATGAAAACCGGCATGAGCGAAACGATCACACAGGGGCACTACATCTCCACCCCTGGTCCGAAGCTCGGCAAAGGTAAGGCTGATCTGGTGGGCACATTCATCGACGAAGGTGAGATGACCACTACTTCGCCGCGTGGCACAAGCGTCAACATGAAGACAAACAAACTCCAGAACGGTGAAGGCCCTGGTTTCTAAAGATGCCGCCACTGGACAAGCCGCCGATGGCGCCGGATGTTCAGGCCCAGCAACCCGGTCCAAATATTGGACCAGGAATGCAACAGGCGCAGGATCAAGCGAAGAATGACCCCATCGAGATGGCGGTCAAGACGTGCGAAAAGTTGCTCATGGGTATCAGTGATCCAACTTTCCGACCGTACGCGATGAAGGCGATCGCTTCTTTGAAGATTGGACTTGGGATGGCAAAGCAACAGCAGCCCCAGTCCGGTGGCATGACACCGCCGCCACAGGGTGCAGGCGCTGGTGGACCACCTCCAGTACCGACGCCACCGATACCGGGTCAGATGCCGGTCTAAAGCAGTAAACCTACGGAGCCCCGAGAGGGGAAGTAGGGAAAGACTTACGGAGCCCTTGGCAGGGGAAGTAAGAGAAGGGGAAAGATGCCAGCACAAACGTGGGACGAGATTTTAGCTGAAGCGAAGCTCAGTGCTTCGGAGAAACAGCTCATTGACAACCTAGTGCAGAGAGTGCCGGAGTTCAAAGACGGCCGTCTCCGTCAGGCCGACTACAGCAAGAACATGGCTGAGCTTCAAGGGCGGAAGAAGGAGTACGATGACGCTGTTGCGACCAAGGAGCGTATCAACACTTGGTATGAAGAGCGTAAGCCGGTATGGGACGAACTGGTAGCCGCTGGCGCCGTAGATGAAGACGGCGAGCCGGTATGGCCGAAAGAGAAAGCTCGATTGGCCAAAGAACTGGATGACGCAAAGAAAGCGGCAGTAGCAGGAGCAGACATGGACCCGGCAGAACTTGATAGGCGCGTACGTGAGATCGTGAAGGCCGCTGGTGGCGTAACCGTAGAAGAGCAGAAGGCTCTTTACACGAGTGAGGCCAAGAGACTGGCCGAAGAGACTGTACAGGCCAAGTACGACGAGTGGACGGCAAAGTTCAACCAAAACACAATCCCGTACATCGCTGGGTTTTCGGCCTCGATGGCTCTAGCAGCCAACAAATACGAAAAGGAGACCGGCGAGGCGTTCACACGGGAGGACCAGGTTAAGGTCTTCGATCTAATGTCAAAGGAAAATGACTTTGATCCATGGTCGGCAATTGGAAAGTACGGCAAGCCAATCGCTGACAAGAAGGCCGCAGAAATTGAGATTGAGCGTCGCGCCGAAGAGAAGGCGCGTAAGATGCTGGTGGATCGTGGAGAGGTGCTGGGAGACCAGCCATTCATTCCGCAAGGTTCACCCGATGTTAAACCGCAAGGCTCTCTGCAGAGGTTGTTGGAGCAGAGTGCAGCGGAAGAAGGCGACACAGAGTCGCTGGTAATGGCAGCAGGAAGAAAAGCCGCTGCTGAGTTGCGACATGATGGAAAGTTTTAGCAGAGGCTGAACTGTAAATCAGCACCGCCGCGATAGGAAGCCATCAGGGCCGAGCCTAGCCGCAGTGGAGTAAGTCTTCGAGGAAGCCAATGGCAGAGCCTCTATGACTTGTGACGACGGCGCATAGCCGAAATTTCAAG